CCACCTCCATAACGATACGTGATTTGAATTGTTGTGTCAGTCGCTGCGACGCCTAACGTTTTTGTTTGTAACAACTGTTGTGGATTAACAGGAATGCGAGAAAAGGTTCGACTGTAAGGAAACGATATTGCAAAATCAGCAGGATCTGGAATTATGTCATCTTCAAGAGTGTTAGCATTACCCCCACCAAATGTTAAAGTTGTTCGTCGTGTATTGATATCAACATTTTGAATGTAACGATATGGCGCAGGAATTATTTTTAACGAATCTTTAACTAAGTCGTTATCCTTAGCCGTGTTTAACACATTGCGGTAAACAACGTCGTGTGTTAAAGCTTCAACTGAATAATAAACATTACCAAAAGAATCATTGACTGATACAACTTCTGATACGTTAGGATTTGTTAATGTTATTTGTCGAAATGGAACAAATTCTTTACCAATTGAAACTGTTTCAGTTGCTTCTTGGCCAGAAATGCAAAGGCCACTATACGCCATAATGAACGTTTGTGGGATGCCCGTTGCGGTCTTTTGTCCCACTTTTATCTGAGCTCGATAGGAACCATCACTTTTTGTTTTGCTGAAGTCAACATCTTCAAGCAGAATAAAATTTACGCCGTTGTTGGCACTAAAAATTGATCCTGCTTGAACAATTGGAATTGCATCTATTTTAGGAACGATTGTGTTATTAACATTTTCAGCTGGAACTGAAATAAAAATTGTAACTGGAACTAATGCCGGAGCGGCCCCTACAATGGGCACACCTGCAGTTTTAAGTGCTCGTTCAATATTAACGTTTTCGACTGCAGTGTTGTAATCAAGTTCTGAAAATTGATGATCAAGATAAAATGATAAAACATCACCGGTGTAAGCTGCAAAATCTAAGAACAATCCACCGACGCTTGATTCCGAAAAATCACGTATTTTATCTGGATACCAGAGTCTTGCGTACTCTAAAAGTTGTGCTCGAAGACTATCAAAGTCTTTAGCCAAAAATTTCCGTTGGCGGACATTTTTTAAATCATCTCGATTAAGCGCCATCTTATTCTTCTCGTAGTAGTCTAAGTACGGTAAACCTCCTTGAATCAAACCCTAGTCTAGCGTATTCTCAATCAAATAACGTACAAAGTAACTTCCAGTATCTTTTGAAAGACATTAAGGCTGGGAATATTGTAAACGATTGTCAATCGAATAATCGCTGTATTTTGATTATTTTGTCGTATAGTCTTTGATTCAAAGGTGTCTAAAGTGATAAATGGCATCCAACGTTGGACTGCCCCGGCGATTCTATCAATTGCCTGAGCATCAAAATCATCTTGAGAAACAAATTCCGTCACAAGTGGACGTAAATTTGCACCAAAATCATATAATCCTAGGCGTTCACCCCAATTTGTTAAAACTAAGTTTCGAAAGTTATCATGCATTTGTTCTGCTAACGCAAAATGCATGGCAAAAATACCTTCACTTAAACCAAATCGTAGAGGCGTTTTAACGCCAATGGGAGTTGCAGATTGAATTATGTTTTGCGCAATGCGCTCTTCACGAGTTTTTCCAACTGATCTAAAAGAAATCGTCATTTTTATCCTTCAACGGGAATGAGTCCAGCTGCGGCATCAGCTGCGGGATCATTTAAATCAAAAATATCATGATCGATTATTTTGATCGGATTTGTAGTATCAGAACCCGTCTTGTTGGTACATAGCTTCTCACCATCAATGATGGTTAAAATTTCTCTACCAGAAAATTTGACAACACCATTATGAGTGACTGAAAATCCATATGGTGGATCAAGAACGTTTGCTTTATTTCTAAACTCTTGACTGTTTACGTCTTTATAAATTTTTTTCTTGATTGCTGTAGGTTGATCGTTATTTTTAGAATCTGTTTGTCCACCTTCAACGGTTATTAATTCAAAACTACCCGGTTCATAATCCTCTACGATAACCATGACATGTTCACGATTAGATACTTTGGGATCATAGACAACGATTACATCACCTCTTTTTACGGGTGGTAAATCATTCTTTTGTTTGGGAATGGTTGCGTTTTTTGATTTTGCTGCCTGAATTAAGCCGCTAATTGCAATTCCTTGACCACCTATAAGCCGATATTCATCAGTAAAAAAATCATAAAATCTGCCAAGTTTTTGATTTTTGTTAAGTTGGGGCTGACCAGCGTATCTAAACACATAAGATGCACCACCAGCCATACAAGCTGCACGGGCTAACATTCCACAAGATGATAACGTCGCCGCTTTTTCAATACTTTTTTTCTTGCCAATAACTCGTGGATCATAAAGTGGATCATCAATATTGAGATTATCTCGTCGAGCGCCGTCACCATATTCAGTGTAAAGCAAACGTTGAACATACTGTTCTTGTATTGTTCCGTCATCTGTTTTAGAAGTGTTGCCCCACGCTAAATCAACACAATCCTCAGCATATTGAGCGATTTTGTCACGTGGACTATTTCTTTTTTTAGTCGATTCAACAAGTGGAGGTTGATATCCTAACTTTGTTCCTAACCCACCTGTCACGCCAATTGGTGATGAACCCACAACTTTGCCAACTGCCAAAATCATGAGCATTTCAGAAATTTTTCGAACTAACACTTTATATGCAACAATTTTAACAGTTGCCGTCGGTAAAACATTAAACAATCCGGCTTTAAAAACAAGATTACACACTGCACCAGGTAAATTGGGCAAATCTAAAATTAAGCTAGGGAGTTGTGCTATCAACTTGAGTAAAACGGAAGGAATTTTAAGTGGAAATAACAAATCAATGTTTAAACCAGGATCAAATGCGAACGCCGGTTTTGGGATTGGTGGAATCGTAAAATCGACTGGCAATTTGGGAGGTAACGTCAATAATCCCGGAAATTTTGCCGCCAATTTAATTGGTGGCATTAGATTTAAATCAACGGCTAATTTAGGTAGATTAGGAATCAAATATTCTAAAAAACCATCAGGAAAACTGATATTAAGATCAACATCAATGCCCATCGCAAAAGCTAAAGCTAGTGGATCACAAATGGGTAAGATCATGAACCCGCCGGCCAAGTTTAAAATGCCAGCAATTTTTTCGTATTGCCCCTTTAAAATTTGAGCATGAAAATCGGGAAATTTTTTCTCATCTTCTAAATCCAGCAAATAAGCATGAGGATTAGGTTCGATTTTAGGACCGCAAGGGAAAATTGGTGCAAATCCATCCGAACCCAACGTTAGTTCTTTCTTTATGTCTTCAATGAAAAGATCTTTGGCGCGTTGTGTTAGCTTTTCATCTGTTTCAAGAATCCCAGCGTGAACAAGCACACCCATTGCTCCATCACCCATTGCTATCTCCAATCCCGTTATAACGTTTTTCGTGTCATTTGATCAGGACCTTTGCAGACAACTTCCCCTGTCCCGCGGCTAACGCACCCATGTTTTCAGCGACGCCAGCCGGTTTAGAACCTCCAATTAACCCTCCCATGGTCGTAAGCAATGGTGGCCCGCTGATTGCACCATTTGCAACCGTGACCGGCATGTCAGTGCACAAAATACCTTTGTCGGCATCATCACCACCCAACTTGATAAAACCTTGCACTGCGGGTCTAAAAATTATGTCGCCATTTGTTTTGATCACAAAAGCAGCCCACTTATCAGTGTCTTCGACCGTGACCATGTTTCCATCTTGATCACGTTCATATGTTGTCACTAAAATTTCTACATCACTACGTGCAATAAATCGTAATCTGTCAGCCTTGATCACAATTGCACCATCATCATGGTTACCATCATCAGTGATGTCAACTTTAGTGGACGCAGTACCTTGTAATGATCCGGCTGAAAACTCTTTATTAAACGATGTCAATTCAAAATTTGTATCAACGGGAGTTTTTTGTGCAATCAAAACACGACTACGATCAGTGCTAAAATCGGGATCACCTTCTCGTTGAACGAGATCTTTTGTGGTTTTTCCTAACTCTTTTCGCCCTAACGAGTTGTCAACTTTATTTCCACCTGTTGCTGATGTTTGACCACGACCGACGACTAGATCAATCTTACCCGCACCGTCTTCGATCGAGTCAGATGTTGGAATTTTCGGAACTTGTCCTCTTTCATCATCCGGTGCATATGAAGCAACAGCACCAACTCGATCACGACCCAAAACAATCAATGCGTTATTGTTTCCTTCTAGAACAGTTTCGTCAGGACGTTTTCGATAACGTGGAACGGCTTCATAGTGACTAATCTTGCCACCGTCAGACTCATTGATCAATACGTGATAACTGTCATCACCACCAGGTAATGTAGCTGTCTGTGGGACGGTATAACGTTCACCATCTTGTTGAGCGACGGAACCATTGCGAAATTCATATTGCGCTTGATCTTTTCCGTCAAATTGATCCTTGATTCCTGGAGAAAAGCCGGGATCGTGAGCACGGTGAGCATGCGTATGATTAACATCTTCAACAAATCCCGCCGTTACAATTCGACTCATCCAGTAACCTAAGTCACGTTGTGTTCCACTAGGATCTTCAAACATCACCCAGACGTGTTCACCTGGTTTACAAGGCAACGATAATGATGGCGGAAAAAATGGATATAACACCATCGGTTGCTCAACAGGTGAAGCCGTGTTATTTTGTACGCGGCGCGCAATGATAGCGTTTCTTGGTGCGCTCACAGCGTATTTGATATTTGTGACACCTATAGTGTGTTCCCAATATTCAAGTTTAATTTGATCAATGATTTGTGGATCAAAAATTACATCAAGGATTACAAATCGCTGGAATAGGGGATTTCCAGTTTCGTCACCACGCAAAGTAGCGCGTGTAGTTGCGGCTTGACGACCTCGACCTTCAGCTACCTCTTTTCCGATATTGTCAAAATTAGTGATTCCCATATTCCTGAAGCTTATTTTTTCGTGATCATGTTAAACATGTCATCAGAATCTATAGGTGAGTTTGAAGGATCTGACCGAGAAATCAATTCGCCCAACTTGATCAATTGATCGTTTGCACGACTCATTCGTTCAAGAAATGTAGCCATGGTTTTACCATGAACAGCCCACTCATTTGTTTTATCATCAGTGATTTTAGCGAGTTTGATAAACATCACAAATGCGTGTTGCCTATCAGTGATCGCATTTTCGTAAATTTCCTTCCAGATCTGTTTCTTTTTGTCGTCAACACCTTCAATTTTACCCAGTAAGTCGCTGAAGTCTTTTACACGTTCAGCTTGTGAACGTGCATCAAGATCTTTAAATTCTTCTTGAATCACGATTTCTCCTAGAATAACTTAAACTTAGAATCGATCTTGAGCCGTTTATAATGTCGTTTAATGGCTTGCATCGTAGTTGTTAACTGTTTGGGACTTAATCCAGATAATTCGCGCATATAAAGAAGAATTGCGCTTTTGTTGAGTAGATCTACTTCATCAATATTTTCAAAAATTGTAATGATTGAATTGATACATGCTAATTCATTCTCAGATTTTACTTTTCCTCGAATGTCATATAACAATTCAACAACATTTGCTGCCGTTGTTCGATTTTCTAACAACGTTTCTTGCGATTGTACGGTACAATGATCTTCAATAATTCGATGCTCATTAACTGACAATGCTTCAGGATCGTCGAGACTAACACTACGCTTGATACGTTGTGATTTTTGTTTGGTTCGAATGATCAGCCAATTTTTGGCAACAACGTTAAAATACGAAAATGCATTCGACCCACGTGACGGATCAAACTTACCTATCGTTTCAAACAAAAAATTAACACAATCATTTTTTAAATCATCATAAGTGTCATGTAACGCTGAAAATTTGTGAATGTTAATCAAATTTTCAACCAACTTTTCAAAAGCAGGCATAATTTCTTTTACGTACAAACGTTCTCGTTCTTTTCGATCATTTACTGCTTGTTGATATGCAACAATAGCAGCTTGGGTACCTGAGTGAAAATATAGTTTTAGTTTGTTACCTTCACCTGGTTTAGAACGTTTACGAGTTCGTTTTTTTACTACTGCTTTTGGCTTTTCAGTTTGGTCGCTTGCTTGAGTTGTCATCTTCCTCTTGAGGTTCGTCTTCAAAGACAATTAGTTTATTTGCGATTTCAAGAACTGCATAACGAGCACGACCTATTGTAGAAAGCACATCTCGTACAATAGGTTCATCACTCATAACAGGGATCTCAGTGATCGCAGTGAGCCTATGATAGCTCTCATCCAAAATGTCCAACGATTCCTCAATCTGTTTCTCGATGACCAGGATGTTATTTCCCAACCTGAGATTCAGTCTGACGCTGAAAATTAACGCAATCGTCAAGATTGCAAATAAAATCAAACAGATTATGATCAAAACGATCACAAAATCTCCTTGAATGTTTCTGAATAATGTTGTGAGATTTTCTCAAAACAATACATTTTTTTAAGTTTATCACTCAATTCTAAAGCCCATTCTTTTGGTGTAGCCGGACTTGAGTGAAATTTTGCAACACGTTTTTTAAAGTCTTGCTCTGATGGATTTGCCCACCTTGCGCCTGGCATGAAAATTTTACCATCAACACGTGATTGATGAATCTCGCCTAGTTGATAATAGATGCTCACAAATTTGCCATGTTTCAAAAAATCCATATGACCCGACCAACCAGTAGCTATGACTGGCAATCCAGATGCCGCAGCTTCAAGAATTGGTAAGCCGTATCCTTCGCCCCTGGTCAAAGCGACGAGGGCTTTAATTTGCGGATGTTGGTATAATGCTGCAACTTCAAGATCAGACATCTCGCCATGGAGCAGGTGAACACGAGGAAATGCACCTTTTCGTGCTTCATTGATAACTTGTTTGACGATTTGAACCGTGTGATTTTTATCAATCAATGAATTTCGTCCCGAGTTTGTCTTAAGAACGATTCCAACATCTTCCTGATCTTTAAATTCTTCAAACAACCATTTTAACGTGAAAAACGTATTCTTACGATCATTGTAAGAATTGTTTCCTGTAATTTGTCCAAAAAGTAAAAAATTAAACGACGTTGCAAATGTGGGTAACTTATCAATGGGTAAATTTTCTTTTGTGACTAAACAGGTATCAGAAAATGCTTCAGGTATGATCGTTAACTTTGTTTCAAGTCCACCATGACTCATTAAATTTCGTTGAGCATGTTCCGATGGAACAATAACATGGTTCATTGCATTACAAGCTTTAATCCACTCAGGATTACACTTGTCAGTTTCAACAGCGGCAGTCATTCCAACGTTATAGTGCGCTAACGTAACATCCCATTCGTTCGGTAATTGAAGTTGAAATGAAACGTCAGCTTTTTCCTTAAGAGGACTAGAACGTTTCATGATTTCACCA